GGTAAGCTTTGGCAGGGGGGAGCATCGTCCGCCCTGCGTCCACCAAAAAGCCCATTGATTGGGTTATATTGCGCAAGTCCCGCTTTGTCTGCTGGTATATGGCCCAGGTGTCCTCGATGCTTACCAGCGTTTCCGGCTGCGTGATGTGTTCCAAGTCGATGACGCTGGTATAATACTGCTGGTTGCGCTTTACCACATCGTCCAGTATCTTCTTGAGCTTCTGCTCACTGATGCCCGTAGTCTTGCGTATCGCTCTCTCGATTTCCTCGAGGTCAATGCCGTGCGCCCGCAGCGCCTTGATGTCCTGCACCGTAACCTCGTTCAACTCGTCCCGCAGCTTTAGACGAGAGCATATCTCCGTCAGCAGCGTGTCCTCAAGTCCACGGTACAGTTCTGCCAGTTCTTCCGGCAGCGCATCAAGGATTTCCGGCTGAAACGGATATTTCATTTGCTTTCCTCCGCTTCACAATTTCATCGTAATGCGGCTTCACGCGGATCACATTCCAGTCGCATTCCTCCGGCACTTTGCCATAGAATATCACCCATTCCGGCGATAGCCGCTTCATCATTTCCTCGTAGCCGCGCAGAAACAGCCGCTTGCTTTCCTTGTTCTGCTGTGTGCCTACCGAACTAACCGCAACTATCCCGCCAACAGGATCACCATCAAAGCACCAATCGTAACTGCGTTCATCGCTCCATGATACAGAGGGATAAACCGTCATGCCGTGCATTTGCCAGTACGCCGCCAACCAATGCTTGCGATAGTGGTTGTATATCTGCATCGCAAGCGGCATATCCGTGTAGGTGGAGAAGTCCGGCGCGCACACCGCCGAAAACTGCGACAGTTTCGGAATATACTTGTCCGGTGTGTTCCAATATCGAATAAATTGGTAATCGTCCACAAAGAAATGCACAATCTTGCTTTTCGTGTCTTTCGCTGTGTAATGGTAATTCACGGGGACAAACTCACCTTGTGGGTATGCCTTGACCGGCTCGATCTGCGGAATATCGTACTTGCCCACGCCGAGGAATGTGAACTTGTCAAGATTTTCAAAGTTAATCATGCAGGCCGCCACGTATTGCTACGCTTATTTGCGCGACGATATTTCTTTCCGTCTACCGTAACCTCCAATGCGCCAGACCTTGCCGCAGATACAAAAGCATTTGAAAACGCCTTTTTCTCTGCCGCCTTGCGGTTTGCACTGGACTGGTCGCGTAGTTTACGCATATACCCATCCATTTCGCCACGCGCTCTTGCGGCCCTATCCGCTGCGCTGCCGGTTTTCTGTGCCGTGGTAAGTCTTGCAGGTCCGCTTGAATACGGATTTACTGCACCAGCAGCCGTTTTTAGGGCAGTTGTTGCCAACTCTGCCATCTTGCGGACAGCGTCTTTCTTTTCACTGTCCGAAAGCTCTAAGCCGTTGATCTCTGCGGCGTTCCGCTCGAATGTGCGCCTGATGATGTCGCCCATGTCTGTAACAGATGCCGCATTTGCTCTGTTGATGTCCTCCTGAGATAAAAATTTTGCAAGGCTCATTCCGCGCCCGCGCCCAGCTTCACCAGCGCCAAGCCCGCCGCCTGCTCCGCCTCTACCGCCCATCACTCTACCTCCGTTTCTTCCTCTGTGGTTATATCCTGCATCTTCGGCAGCGCCGCCTTTGCGGTCGCCTCGTCCTCGTTCATCCACCGCATGCGGAACTCCCAATCGTTCATGATTCCAGCGTTAAGAAGCTGCACGTCACGGTTAAAGTCCTGACCCTTGTCCTCAATGATGGAATCGTCAAAGTCAATGGAGATCTGGACGTCCTCATTGAGGGATGCGCCCATGTACCGATTTCCCATGCGGAGCAAGCTCCGGCACAACTCTGTGATTGCCTGTTCAAGCACAATTTCATGTTTTTTGATCGTGCGGAACAGGGTGCTGTTTTCGCTGATGACCTGCGTGGCAGTTGCGATGCTGCCCTGGTTGAATTTGTAATGGTTCTCACCAAAACCGCACTTGCTGGACAGGATGTTCAACATATCTTGCATGCCGGTGTTAAACTCCGCCGTCCGTAGCGACATATCGACCTGCTGCAAGATGTTGCCGTTGCCGCCTCTGTCCTCCGGAAGTACATAATAAACGGTCTCACGCTTATCAAACACTGGCCGACCGTCAATGCTCTGGGTTGCCTCCGGCTGCACCACAATGCGCTTCTTGCCCAACACAAATTCGTTCACATAGCTATCATAGGTGATGTCAACGCTCTTGAGCTGGTCGATGGCGTGGGCAAATGCAGCCACGCCAAGCGGGTTGTTTTCGTCAGAGTTTGCAATGTTCAGCCGGTCAATTACAAACTGCGGCTTGTCGCTGCCGGTATGAATCACCGGAGGAATTGTCTCAAACCCTTTCACGCTGGCCAGCGGGACTTCCTCCGCATCATACAGATGGTTCTCAATGTCATACTCGCCGTTGCGCAGCCGGTGCACCTGGATGTAAGTATATTCTGTGTCATCGACCTTCCGAGTGGATGCGAACGCACACTCGCGGATAACGCCGTTATCCCACGTAAGCGGGTAGATGTTCCAGGCGCTGACGTAGTTGATGCGAATGCGGCCAGAGTCAATGATTTCTGCCGTATCTGGGTTAATTCCCATGCCTTCCATCACCGGCACATACGCAACGGTTCCTACTGCCGCTTTGCGCTCCTGCGATTCGTTAGCCTTGACCTCCCAGTTGTTATCGGCAAAAACAGTATCGATAAATTCCTGTTCCTGTTTGCCTTCGAGCGTGATGTTGACTCGCTCGTTCATTAGGAGGTTGGCCCAGTCCTCGCAGACTTTCTTTCCCATTCCCACCGAATACCGGTGGCACTCCAGCTCTTCAATCCCATTCCACACCGTATAGCTGTGGAAATCTTCAACGTTTCCCTTATACCACGCGTTCCACAGGTCGATCAGGGAATAGAATTTATTGCCGACCGTGTCAAACCCGAGATCCTTTAATGCTCTCCGAATATTCACTATTTCACCGTCCCATCATGTGACCGGCACGTTCCAGGTCTTTGTAATAAGGCTCAATGCTGTACTCAAAAGCATCCAAGCTGTCGATGTCGGACGTGCCGTCATCCAAGCGCTCGTCCTCAAATTTATCAGGATCATAAATCGCGGTTTGCATTGCATCGATCAGATGCGGGCAGTTGCGCGAAACCTTAAAACGCCCCTGTTTCATTAGCAGCACCACAAGCCTAATTCTATCTGTGATTTGCAGTTTCATTGCATTCTTGACCTGCGTCCCGAGGTGCATTTTTTGCGCGGTATGATCTAACCCCCGAATTAGCACCGTTTCCGCACTATCCGCTCGTGTCTGGCTGTAACCATACTTTGACGTTATCAGCTGGCAGAACGTAGCAAAACGCCGGTTTAATGCATTCGGGTCAATCTCTTCGTTTTTGATGTATTCTTCTTCCAATGCCACAACACGGAAATCTTTTGTGATCCCGGTGGCTTGAAATTTCGTTGCGGACTTTGTACCACCGAAGTCAACGCCAATTGAAATGATTGAGAAGCTGGTGCCGTTTTGCTTGGCCCACTCCAAAGGGTCTCCGATCAAATACTTTTCTGTATCGTTGGCAAAGTCCTTATAAACGATGCCCTCTGCCGCTACCCACAGGCCGCGCACATACCGGTCATAAAATATACCGGCATACATATTCTCGTACCGTTCGAGGGTGCGCTTGCTCAGGCCGGGGTTGTCCGTCATTTCAAAGTGTAGATACAGTGCATTGCGCTCACGGCTTCGCTTGATCCACTCCTGATAGAACCAGTGATGTGGACTGCCTGGGTTACAGGAGAACCACAACCGCGCACCGTCAACGGAACAACGCGCAAGCGCCTGTTCCACAAACGAACGCGGCATCAGCACCACCTCGTCCAGCAGCACCCCCGCCAGCGTGCGGCCTTGAATCAGCGTATAGCTGGCCTCGTCCTTACCGCCGAACACCTCAAAGTAATTCGTCACGGCTCCGCACCGCACTTCCATGACCTTGTCACCGCGCCGCCAGCGGATGATATAGCGCTCTTTGGCAAGGCTCATCGCCGTAAACGGCACGATGATGTTCTTGGTGCAGCTGTCCACCGTTCGGCCACACACGCCGAAGCGCTGACCACTGAAATTTTCCATCGCCCAGCGGACAAACGCCCACATCATGATGGAGGTCTTGCCGGAACGCACAGCACCGTCACAGATCAGCGCGTCATAGCGGCTGTACGGAAATGCGAGGATTTTTTTCTGTTTGTTAGAAATCATGTTTCAATTCTTGATTGCGCTTCTTTAATGCGCTTTTTTGCGGTGTTGAAATATCCCTCATCAAGCTCAATGCCAATAAAACGGCGGTTTGTATTTACACAAGCAACGCCCGTGCTTCCGCTACCCATAAAGCAATCAAGCACAACTCCATTTTCGGCGGTGCTATTTACAATCAAGTTTTGCAGGATTTTAATTGGCTTTATTGTTGGATGCCCATATTGCTTTTTATCCTTTTGATTTAGCGGCGTGACATAGTAGGTAAACTTTGTTTCATACTTACCATAAATCTTTACACCCTTTTCACGGAAAAATAGAATAAACTCTGTGTCGGTCAAATATTTGTTTCCACAAGCAGGAACGGGGTTTGACTTGTGCCAAGACAGAATATTCCAGTTGCAATTCTTCTTTTTAACAAAATAATCAATTAGCAAAATAATCTGCTTTTGGCTACAAAAGAAGTACACGTTGATTTTCTTCATAACCCTGCAAATTTCGTCAAGCACCTTTTCATCAAATCCGTCTTTGATGCCGTCAAGTTTTTTGACATATTGCTTATCTGCTTGCTTGTAAATTCCCGCTCCAACTGTTTCAATCATATACGGCGGGTCAGTCAACACCAAATCTACCGAGCCATCAGGAATGTTCTTCATCAATTCAAGACAATCGCCCGAACGAAGGTCAATCATCGCTCTCAAGCTCCTTTGCCATTTCCTTTAGGCTCTGACTGAGCGCATCTTCCCTCACCGTGTCGGCAGGACTGCCGCCAATCATCGCCCACTTGTCAATAAGCGTCCCCATCGCCGTTGTGATCTGGCTGAGATTTGCCGCGGCCAGTTTTTCAGGGTCGTTGAGCATTTCAAGCCCCTTGCCGATGAACGAACACACAAGTTCTGTGTGCTTATCCATGTACGCTAATACATCGGCGGTGTTCTCTTCCTTTTTTTGCTCGCACTTTTCCACAATGTCGGCATTCGCCCGCACAAGGTTCTTAACCGTCGTCGCGGACACGCCATTGATTTTAGCCGTGGCGCAATAGTTGTTCGTCTGCACATAGTCCGCCAGTATTTTCTTTTTCTGCCGGTCTGTCAGACGCGCAGCCATTGTCACCACCTCAAATCAATTTTGCTACCAGCCCCCACCCCTTGGCTACAGTAACAGTCTTTCCCCTCCCATGCGGCCTTCTGGAAGCTCTCAAACATGGGGTACACAGTTTGCCAGCAGGTGGCAATGTCTTTTCCACAGCTCACTTCTGAGCGGTATAGCCGCACTTCCGGGCAGGCGCTATGCCATTTGCCCACGGCAGCGGCTCTCCGCTTTTGGTGCGGCATTGCAGTCCTGCCCTGCTTTAGCGCTTCAGGGAAAGTCCCCGTCACTCGCTGTGGTCTCCCCTTACGGGGCACCTATGCCGCATATTGGCCGTCTTCCCGCTTAGATTGTCACACGCTCATGCCCGCTTGAGGCCCCGCAAGCATCTCAAGCGCCGCTGTTCGGTCATGGCAAGGAGGACGCATCCTCACGCGCAGTTTTCAGCGAGCATTGTCATTTCCGTGTGAGCCACGACGAACGGTCTCACAGTGTCCGGGTGCTACCCGGCATCTTGTGCAGGCGACAGGATTCGAACCTGCGAACCCGAAATTTTACTATCGGAGCTGATTCCTCCCAGCTTCCGCCCGCATATATTTGTGCCGTGTGGGAGGTGCGACCTCCCGCCCCTGATCGTGGGGTGCAACGAGCGCACGGCATATGACAACAGCCTATAGGTTTCCCTACAGGCTGTTTGTGCCGGTATGACCTTTCGGTGCCAGAAGGTGCGCCCAATACCGGCGGCGCATAAGATGGAGGAAACGGGTTGAGTGGAAAGACGGGTGGATGACTATGCCTTATCATCCACTGTACCTATTGTAGCACATCATTAGGTGGAATTTGTGCCAACTTTCTCTGCAAAACCACAATATATGGCTATGTCATAGAGAAATTGCTCTTTCCGGCGGCTGAATGTCCGCTCACTTATCCCCGGTACGATAATCTTGTTGCGGGAATACTTATGCTTGCCCTGACAGTTGCGCATGATCCCCTGTGTAAGCTGCTTTCGAACGCTCTCGCTCTCCAAATCCCGACCACATCGGTCTATGGCATATTCAACAGCCCGCATTTTCTTGGTTTCCGGCCAGTTTTCTATGGCGGCAAGCTGCTCCGCCTTGCTCTCTGCCGGTCTACCAATGCCGGGGGAGCGGGGCATACCCTCTGTTGCACTGTTCCCGCCGCTCAGTATCTCGCTCCTTGCGTCGTTGTACGCCTGTACCCGCCGTGGATAGCCTCTGACATAGGCAATGCACTCAAGCCGCACATCATACGGCAGTGTTTGTTTTCGGCTCATGCCAGCCTCCTTACTCTGCGTTGTTTATCAGTTTGTAGTCGCTCCGCAGAGCGTCCGCAATATCCTTCTTGGTCACATAGCCACTGTTTTTTGCGTCCACCAGCTCCACAAGGCATTTTTGCAGATACTCAACACTCATAGTGTCGTGGCTGTCCGGCGTTTCCTCCAACACGTGGAATCCAAATTTTGTAAGCAGCACTTCGGACACCAAATCCATGTTTTGCTTTGTCCCCATCAGCTTGCCCTGCTGGTACGCTTTCATGGGGTTGTTGGGCAGGGTTTTGCCGTCAATTCTCATTTCCGTCCCTCCTTGATCTTGTCCATCAGAAGCAGCCGCACAGCTTGGCAGAGTGCATATACAAGGCTATTCTGCCAAATGCTCCGTCGCTCCTTAATGCGGCACATACCGTTCTCGATTTCCTCCAAGGCTTCCAGCATTGCGTCTTTATTCGCCATCGGCTGCCCTCCACGGAGTGTCCACGCA